GGTCGAGGATTGAATATTGACATCGGAGAGGCGCGTGCCGACGCGCTTGACGGCGGGCATTAGCGCCGCGTCGATCTCGCTCCCGGCGAGCGCGCCCAGCGCGCCGCCGATCTGCGCGCCGGTGATGGCCGCGCCGAACAGCGAGAAACCGCCGCCGAACAGCGACGGGCCGAGCGCCGAACCGACGACGCCGAGAACCAGAGAGGCCATGTCAGGGGTCTTTCAATACAAACGAAAACGGCGGCATCGCTGCCGCCGGTTTCGGAGATTCAAATTCTTTGATTCGCTAGGGCTTCACGCCCCATACTGCGTATTGTTCTGCAATCTTGTGCGACACGGCCTGGGCCGCAGCGATGTCCGCATTCCCGCCCGCCGTATCGCCCGACCGAAGCTTCGCCAGACCGCGCACATAGACCGAGCTCGTACTGTTTTGATCGAGCTTCAGCGCGGCGTCGCAGTCGGCGATAGCCGCCGCATAATTGCCCATTCGAAAATAGACGAAGCAGCGGGAGTCGAATGCGCCGGACCTCTCTTTCTCTGTCATGTCGCCGCGCAGCGACTCGTTGCAGTCGGCAAGCGCGAGATCGAGCGGGCGACCGCGGACGGCGCGCACCCAGCAGCGGCCGTTCAGGTCCATCGGGCCGTCCACTGGGCCGAGGGCGTCAAGCGCGGCGTAATCCTCGGCTGCCTTGTCGTGTTGCCCCAGATCGGCATAGGCATCCCCGCGAGCCGCAAATGCGTCGGCAAAAGTATTCATCAGGCCGATCGCATGCGTGTAGTATTCAATTGCCTTGTCAGGTGTGCCGGCGAATTGGAGCAGCAGAGCATGCTGATAATAAGCGCACGCTCTCATTTCCGGCGGCGCGCGATCGCCGCCGTAGCTTCGCGCGTGTTCCTCGACTTGCAGAATTTGTGTCTTAATGGGCCAAACGGGATCCGGCAGCACACCGGGGCAATGCGAAAAGGCAAAGGCCGGCTGCGAGATAAGGAACCCCGCCGCCAGTGTAGCCCAGACATATTTGCTCATCTTCAGCCCCTTCTAACCGCGTCGCTTCCCTACGGCGTTACGCCGTAGGCCCCGTAGGTCTCGGCGATTTTCGGATCGGCCTTCTTCGCTGCCGCGATGTCGGCATTACCGTCCTTGAGATTGCCGAGCCGCAAGCGGGCCAGCCCGCGGATGTACAGGGACGGTGCAAGATCGGGATTGTCGCTGAGGACTTGTGAATCGTCGCCCACTGCCTTGTCGTATTGGCCCAAGCGGTAATAAACCAGCGCGCGGGAATCGAACGCCGCGTCATAGCTGGGGCTCAGCTTCAAGGATCGGTTGCAGTCCGCCAGCGCCTTGTCGAGTTCGCGGCCCCACACCGCGCGCGCCCAACAGCGCCCGTTATAGAAGTAGGCGTTGGGCTTGCGGGCAATTACCACGTCGAAATCCTTGATCGCTTGCGGGTAGCGGCCGAGCTCGATCTCGTTCCCGGCGCGCCCCGACAGGAACGCGAAATTATCCGGAGCGAGGCGCGTGGCGGCCTCGTAATCCGGTTGGGCGCGGTCGAATTTCTCCTGGGACGAATAGGCGATGCCGCGATTGGAATAAGCGTCGGCCAGCTCGTCGTTATTCGCCTTGCCGGACGCGATCACTTGCGTGCAGGCGTCGATCTTCGCTTGGCCGGAGCCGTTCTTGCACAACTCGAGATTCTGATCGAACACCCAGGTGCTGCAATAGAGATAGACCGTGCCGGCAACCGCGCCCGCCGCCATCAGGCCCATCAAGATGAGCCGCACATTCGCGTTCATCATAATCCCCACCCGCTCTAACGGCGGACATCCCGACCTCATCTTAGCGGGAAGAACGCCCCGTCCACAAGCAAACCCCGGCCTTGTCATTGTTCAAATCCGAAACGCATAGGCGAGTTTGCGCCGCCAGGCGGGCGAAAAGGCCTCTTCGCTGACGCGCTTGTTCTGGCGCGAATGGATCATGGTCAACGATCCGCCCCGCTCCGCGATAATCCCGCAATGCTTGGCGGGGCAGTGCGCCACCATGTGAAAAAGTACTACGTCGCCCGGCGCGATGTCGCGCGGATCGATTGCGGTCAGATGGCGGGCCAGCCCGTCGCGCAACGTTTCCTCGCCGCCGGTCCAATCCGCGGCGTAGGGCGGAATGTCTTCGGCCTCTTCGCCACGCATCTCGCGCCACACCCCGCGCATCAGCCCGAGACAATCGCAGCCTGCGCCCTTCACCGACGCCTGATTCACATAAGGCGTGCCGATCCACGCGCGAGCGATGGCAATCACTTCGTCGCGTGCCGCAAGGGTTGGCGTGGCGGCTTGCGGCACGCGATCACGAAAGGCATCAGTTGCCATAGCGGCTGCCTCCGTCGAGCGGTGTCGAGGATGCGGGATAGGACAACACCACGTCGTTGCCCGGCATGTAGGGGAAGCCGCGGAAGTTCGCCTGGTTGGCGAACTTCGCCTTGCAGGTCGCGAATTGCTTGTCGCAACCGGCGCTGACGGTGAAACCGTCGCCGGGCGCAACCGCTTCGCTCATCGCCTGCCACAGATCGATGGTGACCGCGCTCGCGGTGGCGGCGTGGCGCTTGGCCTCCTGGTGCCCGCCGGCCCGCGACCAGACATGCACGGCGAGGGAATGCTGGCTGCCCGGTTCGGTTGCGGTGTCCCAATTGGTTTCGCCGCCGTCGCCGATCGTGATGTAGGGGAAAGCCGTATCTCGTGGCGGCATGTCGAACACGCGTGTGCCGACGGCGGAGCTGACCGCCTCGCTTGCCGTGAGCGCGGCGAAGACGGCCTGCTGCAAGGCCCAGCTCGCGGAACTCATGGCAATTCCTCGCAAAGCAGCGTGACCGCCGAGGCGCGCGGGCCTTCGTCGAGCAGCGCGTGGACGCGGAAGATCCGCGCGCCGACCAGGACGCGCTGGCCGGCGGCGAGATCGGAACGGCGGCGCAACGTCAGGCGATGGCGCACGCGCGATTCCAGCGCATCGTGTCCGAACGTATCGTTCGCGGCGATGGGCGATATTCTCACCCACATGGTCGCGAAGGTCTGCCAGCTTTCGTCATAACCGCCGCCATTGTCCGGCGTCAGCACCTTGGCTTGCAGCGTGGCGCGCTGGTCGAGTTCGCCGATCACAGCTTGAAGATCCTGCAAGGAGCCAATAGCGCCGCGGCCGCCGACGAAACGATCTCCGCCTCGTCGCCGCGGTGTGTGTAGAGATCGGCGGCGATTTGCTGGATCGCCTGCTTGACCGGCGCGGGCACTGCGCCCGCATCGCCATATCCGGCGGTGAAGGCGATGTTGACCGCGTTGACCGCACGCAAATTGGCGAGAGGCGGGGCGAAGATTCCCTTGAGCGCCAATCGCGCCGGGGCCGACGCCGCGTCCACCTGATAGAGCGAGGGATCGAGGACCGATGCCGTATCGTCGAGCGCGTAGGTTTGCACTTGAGTGACGCTCTGCAAGGGCGGCAGCGGAATCTCGACCACGCCGCCGGGCGGCCAGGCGTCGAGCCACAGCGTCCAGCTTTGCGTCACGAAGGCGCGGCCGGTGTGCCATTCGGCGCGAGCGCGCGCGGCGGTGACGAGCGAGGCGATCAGCGCGTCGTCGTCGGTCGTATCGACCTTGATATGGGCCTTGGCCTCGGCGAGCGTCACGGGCTCGGTGGCGGGGGGAGTGGTGAGTTGGAGAGACATTAAAACCTCTGGTGCCGGCGCTGGCGATGGCCCGCCTCCCCCGCATGCGAAGCATTGGCGGGGGAGGTGGCCGTAGCAGCGTCAGCTGCGAAGGTCGGAGGGGGCGATCACAATTACGCGAACTTCAACAGCTTGATCGCCTCGTAGTTCTGCACCGCGCCGCCGACGCGCTTGGTGGTGTAGAACAACACGTAGGGCTTGGCCGAATAGGGATCGCGCAGCACGTTCACGCCGACCCGGTCGACGATCAGATAACCGCGCGCGAAATCGCCGAACGCGACGGAGAACGAATTCGCCGCGATGTCCGGCATGTCGTCGGCCTCCGCCACCGGATAGCCGAACAGCGTCGGCGGCTGACCGGCAGAAGCGCCCGGCTGCCAGATGTAATTGTGCTGGCTGTCCTTGAAGGCGCGAATGAGGCTTTCCGTCTTGCGGTTCATCATCCAGGTGCCGTTGGCGCGATAGGCCTGTTTGGGCGCATAGGCGAGGCTGACCAGTGCGTCGGTGGGATCGGTGGCGGGAAAGCCGCCCGCGACGCCCGTGCCGATGAAGCCGAGCTTG